CTTGACGGATCGATACGGCTATTAAAAAATGCGTACCAGTCCCCCTGCTCTTCGGATTCAATATTAAATACTGTCATAAGTCCCCTTTAGCTTACGCGCTCCATTTGTTGTGCGGACACCTTCCCGGTAAAATCAATTTTACCCAAAGCGTTTTTATCCATTGTAATGGCATTGAATTTTGTAAGAACAATAGCCCCGCCCGATGCCACCCGCCAAAATACGCTTGTTGATTCATAAAAATAGAGGTTGGTCAATTCGGAATCGGTATTTGCGAGCGCATTCAATGCTACTTGACCATTGGTATCGTCAGGATCATAATTGCCAGAGAAAGCAACTTCCCCGGCATCCCCGATACCGGCCTGCTTCCATTTCATAACGGTATCGCCAAAAGCAGTGTCATCCTGCACCGCCGGTACAAAACCGCTCATCGACCAGGTTCCCATGCCTGCAATTACCGTTGTCCCATACATTACTTTTGCAAGTCGTCCACCTATTGAAGCCATTTTTTTACTCCTTTTTGTTTTTTTTCAGGGCAAAGAAAAAGGCGGTCACGCTGATGTGCTGGCACCAGCATGCCGCCTTTTATGTCTTTCTTGCGTTCCGTTCGGGTGATCAGCCCTCGCGGAAACCCTGATTTTTAATTATTCATTCTTTTTAATTTACCAGACCTTCTTGTCTTTCGACACCGATAACCGTCGTATCAATTCGGTCAGCGTTCGGGAATCGTTTGTGTATCCATTTATAACAATCCTCAAAATCTTTCCCGGGATACCAATCAAAGCTGCGCATACAATAATGTTCTGCAAAAGCATTAATTATCCAGGCAGTCCCGCCCATTTCTTTGGCCTGCAGAACACAAAGCGTTCCGTAGAGATCAAACCCCGGCATATTCTCATCAAACCGAAAGCCTTTTTTCAGATTAACAATGATGCAACATTCATCAAAACACGCCGCCGGATGCGGAAACTTATGGTTAGTGGAAAAATGAAGGGGTATTCTCATATCATGCACCCGCCCGCAAATAGCGCCATCCATATCTTTACCGATAATACCCGCCACTATCCAAGAATCTGGCAGCAATGCAATTTGACTCTTCATTTGATCGATCCAGCCCTGCCTAAAGTACATATCCTGATGCGCTAAAACCCCAATTTCCGCTTCCTCTATTTCCATAATGCCGAGCAGTTTATTAAGACCCTTACATGCGGTTTCGGGCATTTTAATAATGTTGGCGGTGCCCTGTATTTCCGATTGTCTGAAAACCATATCCAGCCTCATCAGATCATTCACAAGTACGCCGAAGGAAACGGTTCTATCTTTCTCCGGCATAATCCATTCACAATCAAGACCGGTGATAAAATGTTTTATTCTTTGTCGCTGATCGCGATATAACATGCATGATTCATCATTTTCCGGCTTTATTCCTTTCTTTGGGATAAAACTACTAAAATCACCCACGGTATGAGCATCAAAAGATACAAATTTGAATTTGACACAACCCATGTATAACGCAATTTTAATCGCAAATATGAGCGAAAACACATTGCAGGGCAGACCGATTTTTTGAAGGTTAAAAACATGCCGCTTCGGGTAATCGGTATAACAGTATTTTGATTCTAAGTCATGCAAAAGCAAAGTGGCTGTTTTAGGCCTAACCATATTCCCGCATTCATCTTTACATTCTCCGGAATATTCGCAATTAGGAAAAAGATTGTCTTGAGATTTTATTCGTTTGTCCCCGCCGTTTTTTTGCAAAGAATAGATCGTATTTTCAAAACCAAGCGCCTCTATCTGGATAATGCTTTGATTGATTGTGATAATGATCCCTTCGCCAATGTCTTTTTTTTTAAGAAATCGCAAAGACGGGCCCTTGCCGATAATCCAGACTGATTCTCCTTTATGCTTATTTTTCAATGCCTCCATTATGTCCTTTCGAATACTATGTTATAATCAACATGATACGCCCAAACCCAAATAATAGATTCCCCGCCGGATGAAGGTTTAACCGTGTGCTCCTCGAGTATCAAATTTGCATTTTGCCTGACCATCCAAATAAGGGATGATCCCGTAAGAGTTAATGCACAATCATCATATACGGTTTTTAAATATGTAAATAAATCCTCGACTTCTGATGAGCTATTGCTTGCCGAAAATAACGAAAATTGAATAATCACATCCTCAAAGGTATTTTTAAATGTGTATTCCGGCCTATCATTAACAACCTTAAAAACCGAATATGGATAAACTGCGTCTTCATCCGCGATCGTTTTATAAAGCCTTCCGCCAATAGCCGTATTGAAACTACTACCGGCTTTTTTCCCCATTATGGCTTTTGTAAGAGTTTTCATAATTTGTAAGTTCTAATTTTCCATGATTCTAAACCAAATATGGGTGGATCTGTTTCAACAAGATGATATTTTTTTAATATGGGAATCAGCTTTTTAAGATTTTCTTTATAAACCAAACTTGTAACTTCGATTGTTACAATATTGCCAACTTCCATATTTAAATTTAACCTTTTCGCTCTTTTTATACCAAGCGCATCGCATATTTCTACACAAACATAATCATGCCCCGCTACAATCGCCATTAAGCCGCCTCCTTTGCTATAATATCAAGCCATTCATGTTTTTCATTCGGGTTGATAATCGAGATAATATTAAAATATCTGTCACCCTTAACCGTGTCGGTAAACTTTATTCTGTATTGCGCTTTAATCTCTGTTCTTTGGTGTCGCACCCGAATTCTATGGGTTATTTCCATGCTCGGTAGCATGGATCGAACAAGTTCCTTTGCCGATACTGGCCAAATTGCCGCCCATATAGTCATAAGATCTGTCCATACGATATCAAAGCCGCCCATGCCATCAGCGGTCTTGACTTTATATTGAATCGTTATTCTTTTATTGAGATCCCCGATCATTAGAATTCATCCCAAAGTCGATGACTCATAAGTAAATTCATTAAGGTTTTATTTTCTACTATATTTGGCATTGTAAGTTTTTGCTCACGGACCGAATATAAATCAGCCGCAATCAATAAAATCCCCGCTTTAATCGGAAATGGCACAAGGGCTGCCGTTGTCCAGCCGCAAACAAATCTAACCACAATGGGATTTGAGGGGTAAGGAGTGAATGAGGGCCATGTCTCACCATAGGGTAAAACTATTTTTCCGCACTGATCACCATTAAGCTCGACAAGATAATCGGTAGTAACCGTCATGGTGGTTTGTGTTCCGGCTGAATTCGTATATTTTATATGCGTAACGGATTGAAGGTTTCCAAATGGCAATTTAAAAGAATCACCTGCCGGAAAACTATCAAGATAACAATCCCAAGTCTGCGTTAATAAAGCCCTATTGGTTATACTCTCCGCCTGTTCCGTTGCGCTATTGATAATGTTATTAAGATAGTCATATTCATATAAAGTATCATCGTCAATCCTACAATGCATCATGAGTTCATCAAGCGTAATCGGATATATAACGGGCGCAGTAGCTAAGATTTTTTTCATAATACAACAGCCTTTTCTTTCGGTTTCCGGCCTCTCTTGTGCGGTACGGATGCATTCTCCGGGGCTTCCCTTACCGCAAACTCTTTTACATCACCGATAACGCCAGCGTTAACCAAGATATAAGCATTTTCTTTAGTTATTTTGATAAAATCTCCAGACCTATAAGTTTTTCCCTTCCAGAATATTTCTTTTAAACATATTGCAGATCTCATAAGCCTCCTATTCTGGATGGTGAAAGTTGCCAAAATCCTGGACCCATAGTTTTCTCAATTCAATTACGCTCTGTTGTGCGCCGACGCTTTGATTAATAATAGTTTTCTTTTCATTCAGTTGCGCCTCAAGCGCCATAATTTCCTGCTGAGTCCGGTTAATTTTTATATTTAGATTTTTCTTTATGATATCGGTTTTTTTAACCCACTCGCTTTTTTCTCTCTCCCCATAACCATAAAGAAACATGGTTTTAACTAAATCCGACTCACCCGGAACATAAACCTTAATCCCCATCCCAACCGCTATGCCAATGAAATACTCACAGTTGGGTCTTTGATATTCCCATTCGGTGCCAACACTCATATCAACACCAAAGATCTGAATCTCTCCGAACCCTAAATGGATAGCATAAGCCAACTGCATAGAAATCGAGTTGGTGATATATGCTCCAAACCTGCCGACAACTTCCTCAATTGGGAATCGTTTACTATTCGGTATTTCGGGCCATTTCTGCTGCATATAGACCGGGCAAGGAAGTTTTTTTAAATCCTCGATATAATCATTAACGGTCTTACCCCTGAAATTCTGGTTCCATCGCCTGAACCATTTATCTTCTTTTTTTTCAAAGAAATGGATATCAAACCACCGAGTGCATCTTCTTCCGTTTGTATTTAAAAATGCGTTATTGACTCCCCATATTTCAAATGATTCATCGTCAAAAGGAGCCAGTTTCCACGAGTGAGACGTTCCAACAATGGCAACCTTTTTATTCGGATCAATAATAAGAGGACTCAACTCAACTTGTGGGGATTTTACTTTCTTATTTTCTTCTATCAAATAACCTCCTTTGGCTTAACATGCGCTTGCCGGTAAGTTTTTACTATAACCAACTCCTAAACCTGTCATAGTTGACGGCGTATTGGTTTCTTTTGTCCTTACAACAAAAACCGATATGGGCTGTCTAATAACAGCAGTCGCGACCGCAAGCGAAGCTCCCGACTGTGAAATGCCTAATGATACATACCTATGATCTTTTAACTGTTCGGTTTTAACCGCAAGATGAACCCCAACGGAAGGAACCCCGATGCCGCCAAATACTGTTGATCCTTCGGCGGAAACATATTCCGTAGCCCCGACATGAGTTTCGCCTTTAGGCCGAATAAAAACAAAAGATTTCCCGGTTGATTCCTGGCCAAGCTCCGCTTTCCATGCACTTGAAAGTGTGCAATTTGTGTTGTTAAAGGCCGTAACAAAACCCGCCGCAACCAGAGATGATTCTGCAGAAGCCAGACCGGCAAAATAATACGCTGCACTATTCCCGGTTGCGCTGATAAATTCCTGGCCGAGAACTGTCATCGTTGCGCCCAAATTACCATCAGCTAAACCTTGATTAAATTCAATCATCAATCCTTTTGCCCTAGCGACGGTTCCTATAGAAGTTGCGGATTTGGCCAGAATACCGGTTGCAGACGAAATGGCAGTTGCACCTCCCCCTGTGCTATTAGTAGCTCCGTAAATTTGAGCAGATATGTTTTGCGCACAAGTAGTTCCAACCGTGCCGCCCTCAATCGCCCCGCTTATAAAAAAATCTATGGATTCCATATCAAGCATATCGTAATAAGGGAGGTATCGTACAGCCGTACAACCGCCAATCGGGTCAGCCCAAATATCGACTTTATGTTTTTCACTAAACCATTTTGGCATGATAACCTCCTTTTAAGTGTTAATTGCCGTTAAAGCCCCAGGGGTTCTTCCACCCCGAACCAAGTAAGAATATACAACGGCAGTATTCCCGGCGAATGTTGCGTTTCTTACCGACAAGAATTTAGGCGTACAGGTTGAAAGAGCATGAGCGTTAATATCAATTTTACCCTGCACTTTATTCCAGTAAGGGACCGCCGTGTCGGTAACTGCACTCATTGTAATAGTCAGGCCCGTTGCCTCATCATCATCCGCGGTAATATAGAACATTGACGTCGCGCCCATAAAACCGCCACCTGTCGAATGGGCCTTATAATGGGGAAGTTTTTGCAAAGCGGCACTTCCATTAATAGCGGCAACATATTCCGCCGATACTGCCGAACCATCCCGACCTGGCCCAGTGGTTGCGGTATGATAAACAATCCCGTTAATCGTAAGGGTCTGAGCGGTCGTTAACAGTGAAGATACTACCACAAACGCATCAAGAAGGCCGCGCATTACTCCGGCGGTTGCACAACCAAGGGATAGGGTTGCCCCGCTAATAGCACTCCCGGCATGTGTGGCTGCTGTTCCTTCATACACTGAAAATTTGATGTTGTTTACAGCCGTACCTGAGTTTAACGTCATAACAGAAGCGGTGCCAAGCTGGCTCTGAGCGCCAACAATAATACTTAAATCACCAATTCCATTAGTAATATCGACCACCCCGCCGCCAATCGTACTTCCTACAGCACCACCGCCGGCGGCAGTTCCCCTCCAACAACTAATTGGTTCAATTCTTATTCGTTCATAAGGTTTTTTCATTGCTTTACCTCCATGATCTGGTTTTTTAATTAAGGATAATAAACGGGCTCACGGTGTTAGTTGTTGAGCCTTCGAGTCCAATGGGTTCCGTAAGCCATGGTTTTGCATCGACATTCCAAACGATCTTAAAGACTGTTCGATTTGATAGGAAAAGAATATCCTCACTTGAAGCTACTATCGGGCCGGATCCGTCTTTGATTAAGTACATCGAAAGGTTCACAAGTGAAATGTCGCCTTTTGTCCCAAGTGCCGGAAGTCTATCAACAAATATAACCGGAAGACCAAGCAGAGTTGAAGGTAAGGGACCAGCACCGGCATTATTTGCAGGACCGGCACCGCCCAGCCAAACCGCATGAGAACCAGCATCAACCATAGCGGCTAACTGCGGAATCGTGGTCTGAGAAGCTAACCACGCATAAGAACCGCCCCTCATAAGCATACGGGCAAGCATTCCATAAGCATCAGCAAACGCAATAGCCCCGGCCCCGGCTCTTGAATAAGCAATAGCAGCAGCGCAATTGATAAAGCCAGTTGCCTTATTAATGCCGTCGCCACGCATAAAGTCGTAGTCTTCCTGACCGGCCATAGCGGAGGAAAGCACTCTCGACGCAAAAGAACCGGATGCTACCCAGTTCATAATTAATTTGTTGCTAAGAACGACATAGGCGCTGATTTCTTTAGGCTCCAGGCTCACTTCGCGGAGTTTAAAGCTCGTTTCGGTCATGGTTATGGCCTCACCTGTATGCACTACCGTAACCCCGCCATAAATGTTAGATCCTGATGTTTGATCCAGCGCCGGAAATGTCAGTTTAGCATCTGGCGGACTTCCCGCTGGAATAACGGTTGCTCTCGGCCTTACAATGGCTTCCTGGGCCTGTACCTGCCTTATGGTTGCATCGAATTGTTCTGGAAGTGCATAACCGCCCTCGGCGCCGGTTCCCATTGATTGCGCTCGTTTTTCTCTCAGAATATCAAGACGCGGATCATAGATGCCATCCCGTTTTGATCTTACAAGAGCAAACAGAAATTCGCCGGTATTGCGAAATTCCTTTTCAGGATCCACATCGGCAATCTCGGGATTAGGAACTTTGATAACTGTTCTTGCGTTCTTTGCTTCCGCCTCTTTTTCGGCCAGTTTTCGACGACGATTCAAATCGGCCTCAGCATCCAAGATTTCTTTTTCAAGCGTGTCGATTTCATCGCTCAGTCTTTTATACTCGACATTTTCCTCATCCGTAAATTTCCGATTCTCTTCGTCAATCTTGTCAAGCATAGCCCGCTGTTCTTTGATTAGTTCATACTTCTGGTTTTTCATCTCAATTATTTTGTCCATCTTACAACCTCCTATTTAGAAAGTGTCTTTTTAAAGACATTAATGAATCCGGTTCCGGTACGAACTCGAATAACGGTTCCGGCTCTTCTTGTTTTTCATTTCTTTTTTTCCACGCTTCATGTGATCTAATGGCAATATCCGTACCATCATAGGCCGGAAAAGTTACCGGACTCACATCGTACAAACGAACCTTTTTTATTTTTCGCAAATCAAGTTCTTTTTTTTCACCCCTAATCCATTCTTCCTCAAGCACCTTAAAAGCGAATGACATTTGAGAAATATCACCACGCTCAATTGATACTGCCAAATCTCTAGCAAACTGAGTATCAGGCG